TAGCTGGAACAGTTGTATATGGTAGGTATACAAGTTGTACAATCGCAGCTGGTGGTTCTGTAATAGCTTATTACGGGGTGTAAGTATGATTGCAACATTAACAGAAGTAAAAAATATTTTAGGAATGAATCTAGGCGATACAACAAATGATTCAAGAATTACAGTATTAGGGAATATCATTGAAGAGGAAATTCATGATATTTGTAAGAATCATTTTATAAGAGATATTGACATTGATAATGAAAAATATTTAGGTTCAAATACTATTAGTTTTGAATCTTCAACAAACAAAATACTAGATTCTTCAAATAACTTAGATCGATTTATTGTTGGCAATACTATAAAAGTCAGAGGAAGTTTAGAAAATGATGGGATATATTATGTAAAAACTGTAGATGCTGGAGGTGCTTTTTTAACTATTGATACAGATTATGGATCGATAGAAGATGAGGCGGTCGGGGAATATGTTGGGATATACAAGTTATGGTATCCAAAATCCTTAAAATTTCCTTATGCAACAATGGTAAATTATAAATTATCCAAGGATTCTCTTAAAATAGATAAAGGGATCCAGAACGAAAAAGTTGACGATTATAGCGTTTCATTTGGGATATCAAAAGTTTATTATGGATATCCCATAAGTATTATAAATATGTTAACACCATATAGAAAGTATTACTAATAGAAAGGAGTTGTTAAAATGGCTGTTGCGGTTTTGACACCAAAAGAAATTGATTATAATGGGGCAGAAGCTTATAGTGACACTGCTGATTATGTTGCAGCTACTGCGGTTGACGGATTTGAATTTTTAAACGATGGTAAAACAATGGTTAATATAAAAAATGATTCAGGAGCTGTTAACTTAACGGTAACCATTGACGTTCCAAATGTTTGTGATTATGGAGGAACTACGGTTCACGATATTACTATAACAATCCCGTTTGGTGATGACTGGATGATCGGCCCACTTCCAACGCATATATTTAACGCGCCGGATACTGGTAAAGTAACAATGAGACTTAGCGCGTTCGCCGATGTTACCGCTTGCGCGTTTAAAATGGCATAGAAAGGAGGAATTTAAATGGCTTTGCAACAACTAACACCAATAGAAGTTGATTACAATGGGATAGAATTTAAATCCCTCACAACGCAATATACAACGATGGCAGTTGAAGGTGGATATTTTGTAAATGATGGGAAAACTTTTTTACATGTGGTAAATGTAGCTGCCGGAGGCGATACAATTATTACAATAAGCAGTGCCCAAGAATGCGACCAAGGTGGAACCCATGATATAACGGTTACAATTCCAGATGGAGATGATTTTTTGATCGGGCCATTTCCTACACATAGATTTAATGCTTCAAATACTGGTTATGTATCATTTACAGTTTCAGAGGCAACAAATGTTACCGCTGCTGTCTTTAAAATGGCATAGGAAGGAGTGAGTTAAATGTCGACACCAATAAAAACATCCGTTCCAACAGCGACCGGAACGTGGCAAGGTAACGGGATTATATATAAAGAATATAGCGAAGCAACCCAGAGAGAAATTGGGGCAACAAGAGGAGATATAAAATTTTCTGATGATAGAGAATTTAAACATATTGACTTTAATGGGCAGTATGGAATGATTGAAGGCAATCGAAGAATAACAAAAAGTCAACCAATGTTAACATTTGGGCTTTTAGAACTAACATCAACAAACTTTAATGATTGTTTTGCTGGTCTGAGTGTATCGGATGCTGGCGATTATCACGAAATTACAGATGATTTAATTATTGCTGCAGGAGATTATCACGAAAACATCACTTGGGCAGGAGTCAGGGACGATGATAAATATGCTTTGATTCAATTATTAAATGTATTGGGTGATGGTAAAATTGAGTTCAATATCAAGGCACATGAGGATATAGTGCTAGATGTACAGTACACAGCTCATTATGCCAAGGATGCAATGGATACTCCACCATGGAGAATCAGGATGGAAGATTAAATATAATATTAAATCAAAGAGAGTGTATGTTTATATATACACTCTCTATTTAATAAGAGAGGTGTATATAATGGCTATAGAAGATTATTTTCAAGATATAATAGTATTAGAGCAGATTGGAACAGAAACAAACCAAATTGGAGGCATTCCCGATAATTGGGGGGAAGTTACAACTTTAAGAGGAGTTATTAACTGTAAAAATGTAGAACCTTCAATATTGGCAGGCAAACCGGGCGAAAATTCCGAGTATAACGGTCTATTTGAATGCTGTGATAATGCTAAAAATTATTTAAAACCTGAAAATAGATTCAAAGATCAAGAAGGATATATTTATAAAATGTCTGGTAAATTAAAAAATACAATTAATCAAAACCATCACTTCAAAGTAGAATTGATATTTGTTGAATACATAGAGGAGTGATTTTATGGCACAGGCAAGGGCAAGTATGAGAATGACAATAAATAATTTTGATAAAGCTAAGAACATATTTGAAAAAACCGCATGGAATACATTGAAAAAAATGGGAATGTTTTTAGTAGCTGAAGCAAAAAAAAGATGCCCGGTCGATACTGGAAGATTGCGAGGAAGTATCCAATATTATTTATCTAAAATTTGGGGTAAAAATTATTTAACTATTGGCGCGACCGCTTTTTATGCCATTTTTGTTCACGAAGGAACTAGAAGAATGAGAAAACGCCCATTTATAAAAGATGGGATAATGGAAAACATAGGTAAATTACAGGCTATAGCCGAAAAAGAATATGAGAATAATATAAAAGGGGGGTAATTATGTCAACAAAAAATATTGGTTATCCTGCAAAGTTAGTAATAGTTCAGATAATCAAAGAAGTTTTTCCAAGATGTTTTAATCAGTTACCTTTAAAAAATGTTATATATCCCTTTGCAGTTTATGAAACGGAAATTTTAGACAATCATCCCGGGTCAATTTTAACATTAACAATTGACTTATGGGATAACCAAAAAAATCAATTATCTTTTGAAAATTTAGTTGATGACTTAGTTAATGAACTAGATTATATAACTAACTCAGATAATAACAAGAGTGTACATTTAAACGGATATATAAAGTATAATAGAGATGTACCCACTCAAGAAGAGGACTTAATTAGAAAGCAATTGCAAGGAGAATACAATATATATAAATCATATTAATATTAAAAGGAGAATTGAAAAGATGATAACAATTAATGAGAAAGAATATAATTACAATTTGCAGAGGGAACATATACCACTTTTCACAAAAATCATCGGAAAATTAAAATTAAAACCTGATTTAACAGGTGGATTCAATGAAATATTATTGATGATATCTATGATCCAAGAAGCATTATTAAATTTTGATGTAGCTTTGGAGGATACTTTAGTTTTTATTTCATCGATTTATAACATAGAACCACAAGAAATTAAAGAATTAGGATTAATCAATGAATTAAAGTTGTGGGAACACTTTTTAAGTGATAAAGATATAGTAAGTTTTTTATCACGAGTGTTCAAGTCCAAAATGATGGATATGAAGAAGAATTAGAACTGATTTATACTAATTATCATAACCCGGATGCTATTTTAAAAATGAATTTCCTGGAAGCTGGAAAAATAATCAACAAGACAAGGGAAAAAATATTTGATGCTAGATTGTGGGAGCGATGGTTAGTCGAACTCCAAAACATGGATAAGGATAACTTTATTTCCTTTGATGAATATAAAAAGAAAGTGCTTGAATACAGTCGATTAAAGACAAGAACGAAAGAAGAAAAAGAAATTGAGATGGAAGAATGCAGAAATAAAGCAAGAGAAGCAATTAAGCGATTAGATCCATTAAATAATTTTGGGAAGGAGGTAAAAAAATAATGGGATTATTTAATTTATTTCAATTGTCCGGTCAAGTAATACTGGATAGTGCCGAAACCTTAACAGGACTTAACAACGTCCAGAATGCTGCAACAAGAACAGGCGAAGTTTTTAAAAAGATTGGTGGGGGAATATCATCGGCCGGAAAATCTTTATCAACTTTTGTTACCCTTCCAATTTTGGGTGCAATGGGTGCCGGTATAAAATTAGCATCCGACATGAATGAAACAGTATCAAAGACCGGTGTAGTATTTAAAAACGGGACACAAGAAGTTTTAAATTGGTCAGACAAAACTTTGAAATCCATCGGACTAGCAAAGGGGACAGCTCTTGATATGGCATCTGTTTATGGTGATATGGGTACT